AATTAAAGAAACGACTTTACACTAATGGCTGAAAACATAGATCAATTAATGAAATCTTTGCAAAGTCCAGAACGACTTCAAACTTATTTAATGCAAAAATCTTTGAATGAACAAAACAAAGGTTTAAATTTATCTAACATGATGACTTTGTTAAATAATAAAGATGTGCCTTTTGTTGATAGAGTTTTAAATCCACAAGACTATCCAACGCCTAGTATTTTTGATAAAGAAAACAGGATGCAAACACACTTTATGATGGCTTCACCAGATAAAGAAGGTAATTGGTTTGCTTTTCCTTCTGTTTTTTTTGAAGATGGAAAATACAAAAAAATAGAAAACGAGGATGAAGCATTTGAATATGCTAAAAAAAATAAAAATATAATTTCTTTTGGCAAAGATAAACAAGCTGCTATAAATTTTTCAGCAAATTATAAGCCTGAAGAATTTAAAACATATTACAAAGGTTTATTATCGGTAGAATAATTATTATGAAAGATTCAAGATTAAAACGAGCTGGTGTATCTGGTTACAACAAACCGAAAAGAACACCAGGACATAAAACCAAATCACATATTGTGGTTGCCAAGCAAGGCGACAAAATCAAAACTATTAGGTTTGGACAACAAGGCGTGAAAACCGCAGGCAAACCGAAAGCAGGTGAATCAGCAAAACAGAAGGCTCGTAGAAAATCTTTCAAAGCCAGACACGCAAAAAATATTGCTAAAGGCAAAATGTCCGCAGCGTATTGGGCAAATAAGGTGAAGTGGTGAGAAAGTTTAAAAAAGTACCAAAGACCAAAGGTGGTGTGCCTAAGAAGTATGTAAAAGGCGCAAAGAATCCAAAGGCAAGGGAGAAAGAAATAAAAAGAACTGCTAAACTATACAAACAAGGTAAATTAACCCCAGCTATGATGAACAGAATATCTAAACAGAGAAGCAAAAGTGGCAGGAAGTAAGCAAGCGACTATAGATAAATACGCTAAGTCTAGTGGTATTTCCAAAGGCACTTTGTCAAAAGTTTATAAACGAGGTCTTGGTGCATATTATTCGTCAGGATCTCGACCAGGTGTATCTGCACATCAATGGGCAGCAGGCAGAGTACGATCTTTTGCTACAGGCAAGGGTGGTGCTAGAAAAGCCGATGCAGATTTACTTAGACCAAAAAATAAAAAAACGAGGAAAGCATAATGCCAGGTTATCATTTAAAAAGAAAAAAGAAAAAAAACACAAAACCCAAAACTAAAAAGAAATATTAAACATGAATAAAAAAATAAAAGCACCTAAAGGCTATCACTTTATGAAGTCTGGCAAGACTTATAAATTAATGAAGCATAAGGGTAAATTCAAACCACACAAAGGAGCTAGTCTAACTGCTGAGTTTGAAGTGCAAAAAACTCATGGTTAAAACAAGTGGACTTTGAGCAATATTATGTTGAAGCATCTCTATTATTAGCAAGTGTCTTAGGTGGACTTGCTCTCAAAGACTATTCTGTTTCTTTTATTAAAGGTCTTAAATTCAAACTAAACTCACAATTCAACGAAGGCGATAAAGTCTTACTCGATGGCGAACAAGCCATGATAATCAAGATTGGTATGGGTACAACTGTCTTTGGCGTATATTCAAAAGATGGCTATACTTGGCGTTACATTAGCAATACCAAGATAGAGAGTTTAAAATTGGAGAAGATAGTTGATAAAGATTTACACGCTGACTCAGCGCATGAGAAAGCTATGAAACTACAAAAAATATTAGAAGGTAAAGACGATGATTGATAAATTTTTTAAACCCATTAGTGATCTGATTGGTAAAGCCATACCTGACAAAAACAAACGTATGGAATTAGAAGCTAGTATTAAATCGCAAATGATTGATTTGCAAAAAGCACAAGCAGACATAAATTTAGAACAGGCTAAGCATCCCAGTCTTTTCGTTTCGGGAAGCCGCCCCGCAATCCTCTGGATTTGTGCATTATCGCTTTTTTACCAATTCTTCTTAGCTCCTATGTTGAACTGGATAGTAGTTGTATCAGGAACATCTATCCAACCACCAGTATTAAATACTGAAGGACTAATGACTTTGACTTTATCTTTACTTGGTCTTGGTGGTTTAAGAACTGCTGAAAAATGGAAAGGTGTAGCTCGTAACAATATGCGAGAAGAAAATGTTAAAGACGTACTAAAACCTTGATATGGTTTTTATGACAGAAATACCAGCAGTCTTATCCGATAAGAGCGTTAGGATATTTGAAGGCCCATTGGTTTATGCCAATGACTTTGCCGAAGCCGAGCGTAAAGCAAAACAAATGAACAAAGATTTAATAGTCGTAGGCGAATACTACATGGCTGAAAAAGTATTATTTGAAGATGAACTGGGAATTATATAAAAACTTCAAGCCAGAAGAATTTGCTTGTCAGCATTGTGGCAAGGAAGGGATTAAAGAAGAATTACTCAATAGACTGCAAGCTCTTAGAACTTTTTTAAATTTTTCTTTTGTAGTCAGTTCTGGTTATCGTTGTCCAGAACATCCTATTGAATCAAAAAAATCTAAGCCTGGTACACATACTACAGGTCTTGCAGTCGATATATTGTGTCGTGGCATAGAAGCATATAAAATTATAACTCATGCACAAGAATATGGTTTTACAGGTATTGGTGTTAATCAAAAAGGCAATAGTAGATTCATTCATTTGGATATTGCAGATCACTCAGAAGAAAGACCAAGACCTACTGTTTGGAGTTATTAATGGCAAAAGCAACAGTCACAGAAGTAGATAAGCGTTTAAGTTCGCACGAAGCTGCTTGTGAACAACGCTGGAAAGAAAACTATAGACGTTTAGAATCTATTGAACATGGTATTACCTCACTTAATAAAACCCTTAGAAACACCCTGATATTTGTCCTAACTATATTTTTAGGCGTTACAGGATTTCTACTCCAAGAAGTTATTTATCAAGCCATCTCATAAATTATGCCCTCACAAAAAGAAGTATTAGAAGCCAACGAAGCAGAAGTTATTTTAAATAGCGATGTATTTAAAAAAGCTGTTGCTAACCTCAAAGAAGAATATTTGCAAAAGTGGGAAAACTCCTCTGAAGCTGATAGCAGTTTTAGAGAAGATTTACACAAAGCAATCAGAATTTTGCCTGAAGTAGAGAAACATCTTAGGATTATTATTGAAAAAGGCAGAATAACTAAGACTCAATTAGACAAGATAAGAAGCATAACTAGGTAATAAACCTTGAGCTTTCCTGGTCTTTTAGAGTAAAATTCAAACATTATTTACACTAAGAGGTAAAAACATGGCAACAACGGAAAAACCGACTGCATTAAGAACAAACTTACAACAGGCAGAAGAAGCATTTACTAATTTACTGACTCCTGAAGAAGAAGCACCAGTAGAAGAAAATGTTGAAGCTGTCGAAGAATCTGTAGAAGAAATCGAGGAAGTTACCGAAGAACCAGAAATGGAAGCGGAAGCTACTGAAGAAGTCGAAGAAACAGAAGAAGAATATCTTGAAGAAGATCAAGATGAGTCACAAGAAGATCAAGTAGAGCTTTTGGATGACGAGCAACCTCAACTTTATACCATTAAAGAAAATGGCGTTGAAGTAGAGGTCACACTCGAAGAACTCCAAAACGGCTACAGTCGTCAGCAAGACTATACGCGCAAGACTCAAGAATTGGCTAATCAACGTAAAGAGATTGAAAGCCAACAAGCAGAGTTAAGGCAAAAGGATGACATTTATAAGGATTTGTTACCAAAACTTGAAGCTAATTTAAAAGCTGAGTTAGGTGAAGAACCAGATTGGAAAGCTATATATGACGAAGATCCTATTGCTTATGTTCGTGAAAAAGACATTTGGAACGAAAAACAAAAACGTCTGGAAGCAGCTCAAGCTGAACAGCAAAGAATCAAAGATGAGGAACTTGCTGAACAGCAGAAACAAGTTAAAGAATTTGTTGAGTTTGGCAACCAGCAGTTATTGGAAAAAGTTCCTGAGTGGAAAGATGCCGAAAAAGCTAATTCTGAAAAGATAGCGATTAGGGATTACGCCATAAATGTTTTAGGATTCACGCCACAAGAAATGGATCAAGTTTATGACTATCGCATTTTGTTAGGTTTAAGAAATTCTTGGTTGCATGATAAAACTATCAAAGCAACAAAGAAAAAGCCAACACAGAAAGCACCAGCCAGAGTAGCTAGACCTGGTACTGCCAATCAAGTTAGAAAAACAACTCCTTTGAAAAAGTCAAAACAGAAATTAGCTAAATCTGGAAAAGTCCAAGATGCAGCTAAAGTATTTGAACAATTAATTTAATTTCTAGCGAAAGCTAGAGGAGTATATAAACATGGCTAAAGTCACAAATGCCTTTGATACTTATACTGCGACTGCTGACAGAGAACAATTAAGTGATGTTATTTATAACATCTCTCCTACAGCAACTCCTGTAATGAGTGCCATTGGAAAAAACAATGTAAAAAACGTGCAATTCGATTGGCAAGTAGAATCTTTGCCAACTGCAAGTGCAACTGGGAAACTTGAAGGTTTTGAACTTTCAAGAGCAGCTTCGACTGCTACAACTAGAGTAAGTAACGTCTGTCAAATCTCAAGCAGAGATGCGACTGTTACTGGTTCACAAAACGCTTCTGATGCTGCTGGTAAAAGAAGTGAAATGGCGCACCAATTAGCTCTTATGGCTAAAGCGTTGAAAAGAGATATGGAAGAAGCCTTAACTCAAAACAATGCTAAAAACGCTGGTAACGCTACTACTGTTAGACAAACAGGTGGTTTAGAAACTTGGATCACTACTAACAAGTCTATCGGTACTAATGGTGTTTATGGCGGTAGTGGTGCAGCTACTACTAATGGAACGCAAAGAGCTATAACTGAAACTCTTGTTAAGACTGTTCAACAGTCTTGTTTCACTAATGGTGGTGAGCCTTCATTACTAGTTGTTGGCCCTCACGTGAAATCAGTTGTATCTGGTTTTACTGGTAGAAGTTCAGCTAGACAGTTTGTAGATGCAAACACTATTGAAGCGTCTGTATCTATCTACTCTGGTGATTTTGGAGAACTACAAGTAGTTCCTTCAAACAGAAGTAGAGCTAGAACTGCCTTACTATTAGATCCTGAGTATGCAAAAGTTTCTTATCTTAGAGATTTTGAAACTATTGACATCTCAACTATTGGTGATGCTGAAACTAAAATGATAGTAGTTGAATTCGGTTTAGAAGTGAGCAACGAAGCTGCTCATGGAGCTGTTTACGACTTATCTACATCATAAGTTTAATTAAGGGGGGTGAGTAATCACCCCTCTTTTTTAAGATGGCAAGAAGAACAGTAATAGACACTAGAACAAACTTTGTTAGCGAATTCGCTACAGAAGATGACAAGTTTGTTTATCACACCAAACAAAACGTAGCTCCAATTTTGAAGCACGTTAAAGACTTACAAGAATTAAAACCAGGTAAAGAATTACGTCATGTTGCGGAAGTACCTATGGTAATATATCAAAAAGCTATACGAGAAGGTTGGGCGAACGATAAAGCCAAATGGAAAAAATGGTTGAATGATCCCAACAATAAACTTTTCAGAACTTGGCAAGGTAAAGTATGACTTACGATGATTTAAAAACACAGATAGCAGATTTTCTAAATAGAAGTGATTTGACTTCTAAATTGGATTTTTTTATTGATGCTACTGAAGGTGAACTTAACAGAAGATTAAGAACCAAAGACATGGTAGTTAGAGCAACTGCTACTGCCGATAGTCAATATTTATCTTTACCAACTGACTGGTTAGAAGCTATAAACATAGAAATTACCTCTGGTGATTTCACACCTTTATTACAACAATCCATAGAATCTTTAGATGTTTATAGAAAAGCTAACGACAATACTTCTGGACAACCAGTCTTTTTCTCTATTGTTGATAAAACTTTAGAGTTAGCACCTACACCTGACACAAGTTATACATTACAATTAACTTATTATGCTTCGATAGCAGCGTTGAGTAGCACAAACACTACCAACTTTGTATCGACTGGGCACCCAGATGTTTATTTATATGGTTGTCTAAAACACGCTTCAATCTACTTAATGGAAGATGAACGTGTAAATATGTTTTCTCAGTTGTTTGAAAAAGCACTAGAGGAAATGAGAATGGAACAAGAACGTGCTGAATTTGGCAAAGGCTCTTTAATACCAAGAAGAAGAACTTATGGCAAAGCACACAAAACAACTTATCATTTTAAGAGTTGAGGTAAGATATGTCAGGATTTAGTGATTATTTAGAAGATAAAGTTTTAGACCATGTATTTGGTGGTAATGCTTATTCAGCGCCATCTACTTTATATGCAGCTTTATATACAGTAGCACCATCTGATACTGGTGGTGGTACAGAAGTTTCTGGCGGAGCTTACGCCAGACAAACAGCAGCATTTACTGTTTCTGGTACAAATCCAACAACTGCAACAAATTCAGCAGCTATTGAATATCCTACAGCTACAGCAAATTATGGAACTGTAGTTGCTGTTGGTATTTTAGATGCTCTTTCTGGCGGTAATTTATTAGCTTACTCTACTTTAGATTCTTCAAAGGTCGTAAGTAGTGGCGATGTTTTTAGATTCAATGCTGGAGATCTTGATATAACGCTGGCGTAACATCATGGCCAGTATCGGCTACAATCAGGGTTACTACAGTAGATCTAAATATAACGACTTAGCACACCAAGCTGAAGCCACAATAGCTGGCGTTAGCGGTGTTAGTGCGTCTGGCGTTATCATCAAACTTGGTGCAGGCACTATTGCAGGTACAAGTGGTTTTAGTTCCGTAGGTACACAGATAGATTTAGGTACAGCAACGATTCAAGCTGTATCTGGTTTTAGTTCTGTAGGTACACAAATTGACGCTGGTAAAGTAACTATGGCTGGCGTTTCTGCCTTCAGTTCTGCTGGTCGTCTAGTTATTGCTGCTTCACAAACTATCGCAGCAACTTCTGGTTTTACTTCAGTTGGTACACAAATAGATCGTGGTGCTGCTACCATTGAAGCAATATCTAGTTTTAGTTCTATTGGTGGGTTAAAATGGACAGACCAAATAGTTGCAGCAGATACTTGGACAGAACAAACTGTAGCAAGCGATACTTGGACAAACCAAACAAATCCGACAACTACTTGGACAGATTTAGACGAACAAGAAGTAGCGTAATATGGCAGACACAACAACAACCAACTTAGGACTTACTAAACCAGAACCAGGCGCAGCCGAAGATACTTGGGGTATTTCTTTAAACAATGATTTAGATGCAATAGACGCAATATTTAGTGGAACAGGAACAGCAGTTTCATTAAATATTGATGGTGGGGATATAGCATCTGCGGTTACTATTAATAAATCTCCAGTCATAACATTGGGTGGCGATCTTTCTGGAAATGTTACTTTAACTAATTTAGGAAATGGCACTTTAACTGCGACTGTTGGTACTTTAAATCAAAGCACTACAGGAAACGCAGCTACAGCTACAGCTTTACAAACTGCCAGAACGATTGGTGGTGTATCTTTTGATGGTACAGCTAATATCAATTTACCTGGTGTAAATACTGCTGGCACACAAGATACTTCAGGAAACGCTGCAACCGCAACTGCTTTAGCTACAGGTAGAAACTTTTCTTTAACTGGTAATGTTACTGCTAGTGCAGTTTCTTTTGATGGCACAGGTAATGTTGCTTTAGCAACTACCCTTGCTGACGACACAGTAACTTCAGCTAAGTTAAGTGGTAATTTAGTAACGCCAGGAACTTTAGATTTAAATGGACAAGAACTTATTCTTGATGCCGATGCAGATACATCTATAACAGCAGATACAGACGATCAAATAGATTTTAAAACTGGCGGTACAGATAGAATGACTATTAATTCTGTTGGTAATGTTGGGATTGGTGTAGCTGATGGGGATGTAACAAATGATGGTTCTGCTGCTAGAACTTATGCAGCAATTATAGGTGCTGGCAATCGTGGTCGATTAAATCTTGGTAGCACATCTCATGCTGGTGCAGATGGTGGAACAATTGCCTTTGTCAATGGTGCAAATACACTTTCACAAATATCAGGTGATGCTAATTCAGGTAGTACAACTGCTGGTTCTATGGACTTTTTTTCTAGCACAGGACACGTCATGAGGATTACCAGTGATTCCAAAGTTGGTATTGGTACAACCGCACCAGCACAACATTTTACAGTTTCAGGTAATGGTTTCAAATCAAGGTTTGACAGAACAGGAAGTGCAGGATCGTGTGTTGAATATGCTAGTGGTGGTACTGTTGTAGGTAATGTTGCAGTTCAATCTGGTGGTTTTAGTCTTGGTGGTGCTTTTAGAGAAAATGATTTATTTATAACTACAAGCGGAAATATTGGTATAAATACTTCATCTCCTTCAGTAAAATTAGAAGTTCAAGAAACTACGGGAACTGTATATGCAGCTAGATTTTTTCACGGCTCTAATCCTAGTAGTAGTCCACCACAAGGCGTACGAATAGATTTTAACTACACACCAAATAATGGAACGTCAGAATTTTTAAAGTGTAGAGATACTTTAAATGGCACTCCTGTTAATAGAGCTGTAATAATGTCAAATGGTGGTATTGGTAATTACACTACTAATGACTTTAATTATTCTGATGAAAGAATGAAGAAAGACATAAGTAATGCAACAGCACAGTTAGACAATATAAAAAAATTACAATTAAAAACTTTTCGCTACAAAGAACAAGAAGATAGTGAGCCTACAAATTTAGGTGTAGTTGCACAAGATATTCAAACAGATTTTCCAGCTCTTGTAACTGAGCAAGGAGAAGGAGATGAATCAAGGTTAGGAGTTAAAGAGCAACAAATTATGTGGATGGCAGTTAAAGCTATTCAAGAACAACAAGACATTATAGATGATTTAAAATCAAGAATAGAAACACTAGAGGGATAATATGGCAATTAACTATACATGGGATGTAAGCACTGTAGACGTTAAGGAAATAGATGGCAATGCTGATACTGTCTTTAATGTCCACTGGAGACTTACTGGAACTGATGATACTAACAACGATACTGAAGGCAATCCACAAACTACTACAGTATATGGCACACAAGAATTAGATACTTCAGATTTATCAGACTTTACCGCTTTTGCAGATTTAACTGCAAGTGACGTACAAGGTTGGGTTGAAACTGCTATGGGTGCAACTGAAGTCCAAGCTAAAAAGGATAGTCTTGATGCTCAGATCAACGAATTAGTAAACCCTGTAGTACAAACAAAAACAATCGGTGGCTAAAATAATATATAATTTCTAATTATGGCAGATACAAATACGACCAATTTATCATTAGTAAAACCAGAAGTAGGCGCAAGTACGAATACTTGGGGTGGTAAAATCAATACAAATCTTGATACTGTCGATGGTATTTTCAATGGTGCTGGTAATGGTACGTCAGTAGGCCTTAATGTAGGCTCTGGCAAAACTCTTACAATTGGTGGCACATTAGATATAAATGGCACGATTGATTGCGAAGGTGGTGCGATTGACAACACTACTATTGGTGCAAGCACAGCAGCGCCAGGAAGTTTTACTACATTAAACAGTTCTGGTTTAGCAACATTAAACAGCATTACTTGTGCTGGCACTTCTACTTTAACTACTGTAGATATTAATGGCGGTGCAATAGACGGCACAGCGATTGGCGCAAATTCTGCTAGTACAGTTGCAGCCACTACTGTAACTGCTTCATCACATATCAATACTACAGGTGGACAATATCAGCTTAATGGCACAAATATTTTTGAAAAAATATATCCAGTAGGATCAATTTATATAAATGCTGCGGTAAGTACCAATCCTGGAACTTTATTAGGTTTTGGCACATGGGCAGCTTTTGGTGCTGGTAAAGTACCTGTAGGCATAGATTCTTCTGATACAGATTTTGATACTGCTGAAGAAACAGGCGGTGCTAAAACTCATACACTTACAACAAACGAACTACCAAGCCATACTCATGGTGGTATTTTTCCTTCTGGCGCTCAAGGTAGTTTTTCACAAGCATTTGATGTAGATAATCCTGGAAATGGAGCTGATTTAGGAAATGAAAAAACTACATCTAGCACAGGTGGCGGAGCAGCTCACAATAATTTACAACCTTATATAGTCGTTTATATGTGGAAAAGAACGGCTTAACTTTAGGATAAGTCATGGCGTTAGTACAAATAACACCCCCAGCAGGAATAATAAAGAATGGCACAGACTATGCTAATAAAGGTCGTTTTGTTGATGGCGATTTAGTACGTTTTGAAAATGGCTACCTAAAACCTTTAGGCGGTTGGACATACTTTAGACAAAATCCAGTTGGTACTTTTTTTAGTGGTACAGTTACAACTGCATCATCAAGCGCAAATATAACTGTTACTACAACTGCTGTGCATAATTTAGTTGTTGGCAATACAGTTGTCTTAGAAGATTTTGCAGCTACAGGTGGGATTACTGCCAATCAAATCAACACAACTTTTACAGTAGCATCTGTGCCTTCTACCACGACATTTACTGTCGCTACATCTGGTACTGGTACATCTGCTGCAACTTCATCTGCTTCAAGAGTTATTCAACCAGCAGTTCCAATAGGTATGTATTCTTACAAAACCAATGATGGCGAAGAAGTCTTAGCTATTGGCACTAGATCTGGCGTAAATGTTTTTTATAATGGCACTTGGTATGACATTACACCTTCTGGTTTTGTTGGTGACGATGTTATTACTTCAACTGGTTATGGTGCATATCACTATGGTGTAGAAGATTGGGGAGATGCGAGAAGTCAATCAGGCATACAATTTGATACTAAAAGTTTTTCTTTTGATAACTGGGGAGAGCATTTAATTTTTTGTTTTGCAGGCGATGGCAAGATATATCAATGGCGACCTGATGCCGGTAGTGGCAGTCCAGATACTATAGCTACGGCAGTAACCAATGCACCGACTGGCTGTCAAGCAGTTATTGTTACTAATGAAAGACACTTGGTAGCAATCGGTTCTGGTGGCGATCCTCGTAAGATAGCCTGGTCTGATAGAGAAGATAATACTACTTGGACATCAACAGCTAGAAATACAGCAGGCGATTTACAAATACCTACTGGTGGTCAAGCGAATTACGCAGTCAAGTATGGTAACGATATTATTATTTTTACCGATGTTGGTATAAACAAGATGTACTACGCTGGTAGTCCTTTTGTTTATGGCATACAAGATGCTGGGATAAATTGTAAAGCAATTAGTCCAAGATCAATCATATCTTCTGGTAGCTTTTTATCATGGATAAGTGAAAACTCTTTCTTTACCTACGATGGCAGAGTTAGAGAACTTAAATCAGATGTGCATGATTTTATCTTTGACAACTTACAACAAAGAACGCAACAAGCTACCTTTGGCGCACATAACATTGATTACAATGAGATTTGGTGGTTTTTTCCTGTTGGTGATACAGACCAACTATCACCAAACAAATATATTATTTGGAACTATTTAGATAATGTCTGGTCTATTGGAGAACTTGATAGAGGTGCTTGGATAGATCAAGGTGTCTTTGATAATCCAATCGCTTGCGATTCTGGTGGTTTTGTTTATGAACACGATAAAAGAGCTTTGTTTAATTCACCAGGATTAGGAACAAGAAAACCTTTTTGTCAAACAGGCCCATTGGAAATAGGTAATGGCGACAAAGTAGCACAAGTAAATCAAATCTTACCTGACGAAGAAACTACAAGTTTGCCAGCAATAACTTTAAGTTTTACTGGTCGTTTTACACCATTAGGTGCAGAAACAGACTTTGGTAGTTTTTCTTTCAACGCTGATGGTTATACCGATGCTAGATTTTCTGCTAGACAAGTGCAGATGAAAATAGAAGGCGATGTTACGCAAGACTTTCAAGTTGGCAAGATTAGACTTGATGTGCAACCTAGAGGTCGTAGATGATAGATCCTGCTAGTAAAAGTCAATATATACAAAGAGTAACTAACGCTCAACTTGACGTAACTGGCACTTCTTCTTTAGAAACAATTTACACCGCACCAAGCGGTACAGACTTTGATTTTGCAATTATTGAGTCTATTTTGGTAGCTGATGATGGCAACCAACAAACTAACATAGATTTAACAGTTACTACTGGAGCTAGTAATCTTTATATTTTTAAACAAAAAAATCTAACTGCTAATTCGACAGAAGAATTATTGAGTAGAGATTTAGTTTTAACGTCTGGACAGATACTTAAAATACAAGTTAGCCACGCTAATATAAATGTTTTTGTTAGTTTAGTTGAATATGCAAAGGGTGATTAAAAAAGAAGATTGGGAACTGCAATGGGATTATTGCAAGCAATTTATTGAACCTGCTTTAAAACATCAAGATTCCTATACAATAGACGACATAGAAGATAAAATAAGACATGGATTTTTCCATTTATGGCCTGGCAAAGAATCGGCTTTTGTAACAGAAATTGTACGTTTGCCACAAATAACTATTATGAATTTAATGTTTTGTGGCGGTAATTACGAAGAATTAGAACAAATGCTAACTTCTATAGAAGCATTTGCCAAAGCTATAGGTGTTAAAAGACTTTATGGCGGTGGTCGTAAAGGGTGGATTCGTAAGATTAAACATCTTGGTTTCCAAGAAGAAAATTTAATTGTGAAAGAATTATGAGTGCAGGAAAATCAAAAACATCTGAAAGAGCGTATGTTCCACCTTTTTTACAAGACCTTTACGATAAGGTTTCTGAAACAGGTATGCAAGATTTAGATTTTACGCCATACACAGGTTCAATGGTTGCTGGTTTAACACCAGATCAACAAAGAGTTTTAGAAAGAACTAGGGGAATTTTTGACGAAAGTATGTCACTTGATCCTAGAGCTGGAATTAGTAATTTGATTGCACAAGGCTCACCAAATGTTCAATCAGCTTCTTTATTAGACAATCTTGCTAATTATCAAAGCAATTTAGAAGGAGCTGTAATAGATCCTTTTTTAGCAGATATAGATAGACGAAGGGATATATTAACAGAGCGAGCGCAAGATAGAGCAATTAAAGCTGGTGCGTTTGGCGGCAGTCGTTCTGGAATTATAGAATCAGAAGCTACTAGACCGCTAGATGAAGCAACAGCAAGCACTATTGCTGGTCTAAGATTAAAAGGTTTTCAAGATGCAGCAAAACTTGCTGATGCCGATGCAAAACGTAGGCAACAAGCATTTTTGCTAGAGCCACAATTAGATTTAAAACAAATGGGCCTACAAGCTAATTTGTTAAACAGACAATTAGCAGACCAATATAGAAATTTAGGTTTGTTATCAAATGTAGGCGCACAACAACAAAGGTTAGACCAAGCTCAATTAGCTGCTGATAGAGCAGAATTTGATAGAAGAATAAATGATCCATTTAGGCAATTACAATTTTTAGGTTCAGCGATACAGCCAATATCTCCTGCGGTAATAGGTAGAGATAGTAAGACAAAATTTGCTGGTTTTGATTTTGGAGATACAGAAAATTTTGGCGCTGCTTTGGATTCTACATCAAAGTTTTTAAAAGGTCTTTTTGGATAAAGCTAAATAAATGAGTATTTTTAACGATCCCTTACAACAACAAGCGTTTAATTTATTAAACCCTACTTCTAGCGCAAACAATTCAAGTTTGTTACAGCAAAACCCATTTGATTTTTTCAGCCAAGTAGATGCCATAAGAGAACAAAATGCGCTAGATACGATAGCGCAACAACAAAGAAGCCAAGAAGAACTAACAAGGCAAAAAAGAAGTCCAAGAGAAGGTTTTGTAAATTTTTTAAACCTTTTGAGTGATGCTGGTTTAAGACTGCAAGGACAAGATCCTGCAACATTCAGAGCAGCTCAAGAAAAACTTTTGCGTGATGCAGAAATTGAAAGGTTAAAAGAAGAATACATAAGTAGTTTGCCACCAGAAACTCAAATGATGTTACGAGTTTATGGGCCTGCAGCAGCTTACAAAGCTCAATATCCAGAAAGCACAAGAAACTACAAGCCTGAGTTAGTAAATTACAAAAATACTGGAACAGAAGTAATATATATTGGCAACATAGCATTAAAACCAGGACAAACAATGCCTTTTAACGTAAGTATTCCAGAAATAGCAAACGCAATATCTGGAACTCCAAATTTAGAACAAGATAGAAACCAAGTTGTTTATACAAGACAAGGTGCTTTATACACGACTGCAGAAGGAGATTATAGAGAAATAATACAAGGTGGTCAGAGAATTTTTGATGGGCCAGAAGGGCGGTTTGATGCTGGTCAATTTTTTGCAAAATATCCTGAATCAAGAAGTAAAACATCTGGAGAAGAACAAAGATATATTCCAGACTTTAAAGCATTTACTGGTTTGAGTAAGGAACTTACTGAATCTGAAAGGTCTATGAAAAAGTTAGAAAATTATTTTAATAATGTAGCAGATGCAAATGTTGGTTTTAAAAGATTAGGAGATCAAATTTCACAATGGGTAAAAACTCTTGCAGGATCAGTAAATTTAAAAATACCAGAATTATCAAGAGCAATAGCAGAAGGGCAATTACAAGGATTAGTAGGAGCTAACAGAATAGATACTGTTGGTGGTGGTGTAATGACAGAAAAAGATGCTTGGCGTGTAGTTACAAGGTTGGGTGGAGATGTTACTGCATTACAAAGTCCAGAGGTCGTTGCTGAACAACTTAGATTAATTTATAGCGATAAAGCTACGCAATACAATAATGACATAAAAGGTTATAACTTAGGAGTAGCTAGTAAAAAATATGCAGGTTATGACAAACGAGAAAGAATCGATCAAGAAAAAATTGATGATTTGTTTAATTTATTACCGCCAGGCATACCAAAAGGAAGTAAAAAAATTAATAAAGATGGAGTAACTCTTTATCAAGATGGAGATACTTTCTATGCTATTCAAAATGACGAAGTAGTTATAGTAGATATAGATGGTTAAAAAAGTAAAATTCTCTGAACTTCAAAATCTTGCAAGCAAAGAAGATTCTTTAGGTGCTGGAGAAGTTTTTGGTCAAGCCTTAAAAAATTTACCTTCTAGCGCATTTCAATTTGGAAAAGATGTTATATCTCCTTTATTAGATCCAATTGGCACAGCCAAATCTATCGGACAACTTGGTGCTGGTGTTGTGCAACTTGCAATACCTGGCGAACAAGCAAACGAAAAACAAGCAAAATTAGTAGGAGCATATTTTGCTAATAGATATGGTGGGTTAGAAAATATAAAAAAAACCTTTGCAGAAGATCCTGTAGGATTTATTTCAGACGCATCTATCATTTTGACAGGTGGCGGAACTTTAGCTACTAAAGTAGGCCCTCTAACAAAAATTGGAGAACAAGCAAAAAAAGTTGGACAAGCTATTGATCCTTTAACTGGGAAAATCACACAAACTGTAGTTGGAAAACCTCTTACTGCTATAACAGGAACACTAACTGGAACTGGCTCAGAAGCAATTAAAGAAGCATATAAAGCAGGCGCAGTTGGTGGAGAAAGAGCAAAAGAATTTATACAAACTTTAAGAGGGAAATCATCTTTAGAAGATGTTGTTACAGATGCAAAAAAAGGTGTAAAAGTAATGTCTGAAAAAAGAAAATCAGATTATTTAAACAGCATGGAAGGAATTAAAGAATCACAAAAAGTTATAGATTTTGATCCTATAAAAAATGATATTTTTAATATAAGAAAAAAATTTGAATTTAAAGACACAGGACAAACAAAATTAGATTCAAATGCTTTAAACAAATTAGATGAAATTGAAGAAGCAGTAGATATATGGTCAAAAAGTAAAGTATTTCATACTGTAGAAGGTTTAGATGCTTTAAAACAAAAAATAGATAATCTAATGCCTGAAGCAGATACTTTTGGAAAAACAGCAGGAAAAGGTGCTGCTGTTATTTCAGATGCAAGAACTATCATAAACGACAAAATAAAATCAATATCTCCTGATTATGCAAAAACAATGTCTGCTTATGAAGAAGCTATTAATTTAGAAAAAGAAATTAGAAAATCATTGAGTTTAGGCAAAAACGCATCTGCTGACACAAGTTTAAGAAAATTGTTGTCTGTTATGAGAAACAATACAAATACCAATTTTGGCAATAGATTAGAAAATTTAAAAAAATTAGAAAATATTGGTGATGTAAGTTTAACGCCATCTTTAGCTGGAGCATCATTAAATCCATTAATGCCAAGAGGATTGCAAGGAGCTTTGCTTTCTCCAGTTGCTTTGGGATATGGTTATGGTATATCTCAAGGATTAAATCCTGCTACGTTAGGTTTATTAGGAGCTTCATCTCCTAGATTGGTAGGGGAAGCAGCTTATTTAAGTGGTAAGGCTTTGCCTTTATCTCCTTTATCAAGGCAACTTGGAATAGCAGAACGTGAAATTAATCCTAATCAAAATACAACTTTAAACGTACTATCAAACATCTTTGATTAATGACAGAATAAAATGTCCAGAGCCACAGAGAGAACAGGTCGTGCAGGCGAGTACGCTGTGGCTAGTTTTCTGAGCTTAGAAAGCGA